AAACAGTTTGCTGATGCTTTATGTGTCAGCAATGTAACTGTTAATAGGTGGATTAATGGGCAAAGAATACCCTCAGTTCATATGATTATTAAGATTGAAGAAATTAGCAAAGATGAGGTTCAGCTAAGGGATTGGATAGATGGGTAAAATGCAAAGGGATAAGGGAGCAAGATTTGAGCGTGAGATTGTACATAAGTTAGAGTTTCACGATATTAAAGCAAAACGTGTTCCCTTATCTGGTGCAACGTGGCTCAAAGGCGATGTTATCGCTAATCTAAATAATGAGGATTATGTTTTAGAGCTAAAGAAAAGAGGTAATGGTTTTAAACAGATTTATGAGTGGATTGATGAAGCTGATGCTTTGGTGATTGCCGCTGATAGAAAAAAGCCTTTGATTGTGATGGATTTAGATGATTTTTGTGATTTATATAACAATAAGGAAAAATCCTAATGAATATGAGAATGTATGAAAGTAAAGCTGATTTAAGACGTGAAGAAGCTGTGATAAATGAATTTTGCAAGATATATAATTTACAAAAAAAGAAGTTGCCTTTTAATCAGAAAATAGATTTTGCTCTTTACAACAAAAAAAAGATTTATGGTTTTGTCGAAGTAAAGTGTAGAGTTTTTAATAAAGATAAATATAATACAATGTTTGTTGGTCTTGACAAAGTGCAAGCGGCAAGAAGTTTAGCAGATATAACAGGGATGAGGGTTTTACTTTTGGTTTGTTGGGCAGATGTTATGGGTCATATAGATTTTACAGAGGATTTTGAGGTTAATTTAGGTGGCAGGTCAGATCGAAATGATGTTTTAGATTTTGGCATAGTTGCACATTATCCTATTGACAAATTTAAAGTAGTTGGAACTAGTCCAATAATAAGGGGAAATTAATTGAGTATAAAAGCAATAAATTATGTAATTGATTTAGAAATAGGTGACCCAACTTCTAAGCTGATAATGATTAATTTAGCTAATCTTTATAATGATGCTACTGAATATGCTTATCCATCGCAGGAGTTATTGGCTAAAAGATCAGAATGTTCAATCAGAACTGTGCAGAGGAAGTTGGATAATTTAAATAAATTAGGGTTTATAAAAGTGCATTTTAGACCGAATAAAACATCACTTTATTCGTTTCCAAAGATAAATGGTTACGACACTGCTGACGTGTCAGATTGTCATATCCAAAAAAATGGTTACGACAAATCGGCAAATGGTTACGACACTAGTGGCGTACGAACCATTAATAATAACCATTATATAAATATAAATAAGAAAAATAAGAAAAAAGAAAATTTATTAACAGAATTAGTTTTAACAGATGATTTAAAAAAATATGCAACTGATAGAGAATTAGATGCAGAAGAAATTTTAGAAGATATAAAATTGTGGAATGAGCAGAATGGAAATAAAAAGAAATATGCTAACCTAAATGCCTTTTTTATGAATTGGTGCAGAAAAGAAGCCCGTAGAAAGCCCAAAACACCTTTAAAGGTACAATCACACCAAAAAGATGATAAGGTCGCTGTAAGGGCAGAAAAAGTGCTAACAATGGCACAATTAAATTATATTGATAATATTGTGGCTAAAGTTGAAAGACTACAACACGACCCTCGTTGGGCATATACTAATTTTGATAGGCTAAGAAATGAAATAGAAACTGCAATGCGACAAGGTAGTTTATCAGAATATTTAAGTGAAAGAGGATTAAATTAAAAAGGTATAGAATAAAATTGTATTTGTGATATTATTTATTTTTTAATATAAAGGAGATTGAAGATGCCTGGTCATTATGGAAAACCAATGAAGAAAAAGAAAAAAGCAAAAAAGATGAAGAAAAAGTAGTGGCTAAAAAACGTAAAAAAGCACCAAAGGGATATCATTACATGCCAGATGGTAGCTTAATGAAAGACTCCGCTCATAAAGGTAAAAGAAAAAAGAAATGAACGGATTCACCACTACAGCTACCTTATCGGAACTCATAGACAAACGACCTATGAAGAAGAGAAAAATTAAAAGAACTTATAGCATGTCCAATAAGATTAATTTAAGGGCAGCACAAAGAATAATGAAGATAAAAAAGATTTAGCAATAACTTTAATCACAAGAAATTTTCATGAACATTCAAGAAATAGAAATAGATAAGTTAATTCCTTATCATAATAATCCTAGAAAAAATCAAGCTGTAAATAAAGTTGCTAGTTCATTAAAGGAATATGGTTTTCAGCAACCTATAGTTACAGATAAAGATTTGGTTCTTATTGTCGGTCACACTAGGTTATTAGCTGCCAAAAAATTAGGACTGAGCAAAGTTCCAGTATTAGTGGCTGATTTGTCAGAAGCTAAAGCAAAAGCCTACAGAATAGCGGATAATAGGCTTAATGAAGATAGTGAGTGGGATATTGATTTATTAACATTAGAAATTTCTGATTTATTAGAGCAAAATTATGAACTTGATTTATTGGGTTTTGATGCAAACGAGCTAGATAAATTTTTAGTAAATGAAGAAGAATATTTAACAGATGAAGATGAAGTTCCAGAAGCACCAGAAGAACCTATAGCTAAATTAGGGGATATATATCAGCTAGGAGAACATAGGTTAATGTGTGGAGATAGCACTTTAATAGATGCAGTAGAACAATTAATGAATAATCAAAAAGCTGATTTAATATTTACAGATCCACCTTATAATGTTGATTACGGAAAATTAAAAGGTAATCAAAAAAATAATAATAGGTTTAAAGAACGAAAAATTATGAATGATTTTATGGAAGAGAAAGAGTTTGTGCAATTTTTAACAGATTGTTTTTCAAATGCAAAAATTATAAGTAAATCTGGCTGTTCTATTTATGTTTGTTATGCGGATAAACAAGCTATAAATTTTTTTACAGCGATGAAAAATATAGATTTACATCACTCTTGCAATATAATTTGGAAAAAAGACTCTTTAGTTTTAGGCATGAGTGATTATCATTCAATTCATGAACCAATAATATATGGTTGGTTTAAAGGTTCTTCTCATAGTTATTATGGGGACAAAAAACAAACAACAGTTTGGGAATGTGCCAGACCTAAGAAAAATGATTTGCACCCCACAATGAAGCCAATAGAATTAGTGGAAAAAGCAATATCAAACTCTTCAAAATCAGAAGATATTTTGTATGAACCTTTTGGTGGCTCTGGATCTACATTAATAGCTTGCGAAAAAACCAATAGAAAATGTTATTTGATGGAGCTAGACCCTAAATATGTAGATGTAATAATTCAAAGATGGGAAAACTTTACAGGAAAAAAAGCAAAAAAAATTAATTAGATTTATTTTATAAAATTTATTTATAAAAAAACCTCACTAAGGTTAAATAGGATATGGCTAGACCAAAGAAATATAATATTGATACTACTCAAGTTCAAAAATTAGCTCAATTAGGTTGCACGAATAAAGAAATGGCAGACTTTTTTGGCTGTTCAGCAGACCTTTTAGAAAAGAGTTATTCGGAATTTCTAGTAAAAGGAAGAGCAGAGCAAAAAATAAGGCTTAGACAGCTTCAATGGAAGTCAGCACAAAATGGAAATGTAACAATGCAAATCTTTCTCGGAAAGAATATGTTAGGTCAAAAAGATAGGTTTGAAGAAAACGAAACAGAAGAACCTTTGCAATGGTCTTATGATTAATGGGTTTATCTATTCCTCAAAAAGAAGTTATTACAGATAAAGCAAGATTTAGAGTTCTTATTACTGGAAGAAGATTTGGCAAAACTTATCTGGCGATTAATGAATTAGCTAAGTTTGCAAGCCAACCTAATAAAAGAGTTTGGTATGTAGCACCGAGTTATAGGCAGGCTAAAGCTATTTGTTGGAGTGAGCTTAAAGACAAGTTAATAGACCATAAATGGGTAAAGAATATCAATAATAGCGATTTAACTATTACATTAAGAAACAACTCAAGAATAAGCCTTAGAGGTGCAGATAATGAGCAATCATTAAGAGGAGTTGGTTTGGATTTTATTGTTTTAGATGAATTTGCTGATATACATAAAGAAGCGTGGTTTGAGGTGCTTAGACCTACACTTTCGGACAAACAAGGTCATGCTTTATTTTGTGGCAGTCCTAGAGGTTTTGGTAACTGGTCATATGAGCTTTATAAGCTAAGCGAAACAAATAAGGATTGGTCATCATTTAAATATACGACCTTAGAGGGTGGTAATGT